GTCTATGGCGATGCATTGGTCTGTGGCGACGCACAGGTCTATGGCGACGCACGGGTCTTTGGCGACGCATGGGTCTGTGGCGACGCACATGTGACAAGCGAGTCTGATTATATCGTCTTCAAAAACTTCTGGTCATCCGGCAGATACTTCACCTACACCTTTTCCAATAGGATGTGGAAAGTAGGCTGCTTTTATGGCACCGGCGAGGAACTCATAAAAAAGGCGTATGCCGACAGTGAGGACAGCGGCTGGCACTACGAGCAGGCAGTGCGTTATGCCGAGGCGGCCGAACGGAGAAGGAAGAAATGATATTATCGTCATAAACTGACCGAAGTTCGTTGACGATGCCGATAATGAACATATAGCGGAACAGGCAAGGTAACGTAAGATGCTTTCAGGATGACGTCTCCGCAGCGGCGGAGCCAGGGGCGTAAAAGTGACACGGTATAGGTTATCCGGGGTTCGACTCCCCGCGCCCCACAAAATAGATAGAATGTTTCATACAGGAGTCTGGCATTGCGGTCCGTGAGGATAGCAATGCCGCATGGGCACAAGAGGTTTGCGTGCGGTTCGAGTCCGCAGTGCCCACAAGACATATTAACGAAAAAACAGAAAGGACATGAGACAGAAGATTTTCATAGAGCGTGGAGAGGGCACGGCGCTTGCGCGGATATTCGGCTGTTCGCGTATGTACGTGAGCTACGCTCTGTCGTTCAAGAAGAACAGCGCGAAGGCACAGCGCATACGCAAGGCGGCTATAGAGAGGGGCGGACAGCTTGTGAGGTTTGATGATGTGAAGAAGCAGAAGCTATGAGAGAGAATCTGGAACGCATATACGGAGCCGAGCTGCGCTGGCTGCGGAGGCTAAGCCTCAGGGACAGATGGCGCATAGTGTGGTTTGTCGTGAGCATGTGCCTGGTTATGATGGCGGCGGACGGTCCGCTGCCATGTCTGGCGGTGATTTATCTTAACGGCGCGGTCTCAACCTGGCAGTTGCACAAGGTGAGAGGCATGCGGTGAATTTGAAAGAAAGGAGACCTGTATGGAATACTACAACAAGATGCTTTGTCTGAGCTTTGCCGACCTGACGGGCGGCGGTAATCCGGTGATATTACCTAAGACATTATTACAAAATGTATGTCGCGGCAATATCATCCGTGCGGACCGTGCCGGCGGTGAGGGTTCCAGGGCACTGTACGTCTGGAGCAGTATTCCGGAGAAATACAGAAAGAGATATATGGAGATGCACGGTGATCCGGAGGAGGAGATGAGGAAGGCGCAACAGGCTGTGGAGCTTGTGGAAGACAGCGACGCGCGCTCATACTTCGAGGCATACAGATATACCGACAAGAGGGGCGAGGAAAGGAGTCTGACAGACGGACAGATAGACGACTACACGAGAAACGCGTCTGTGCTGAACATGCTGCGCAAGACCGCGCGGGGCTCGAGGAGCCTGCGGTCGTCGCTGAACGCGCGCGGCACGGGAAACACGTGGGACATCGTGGCGGAGACTTCGGAGAGCCTGCGCGAAAGATACGGCCACTCGCTGCCCGCCAACCCGGCAAGGCTCCGCGCCAAGATGAGGGACTACGCTGAGCGGGGCTATGAGGTGCTGATAAGCGGCAAGCTGGGCAACACATCCTCGGTGAAGATAACCGCAGAGTTCGGAGAACTGATAATAGCGTTGAAGCGCAGCCGCGTGCCCGTGTATACTGACAGAGCCCTTCTGGAGAAAGCCAACGAGGAGGCGGAAAAGCGCGGGTGGAAGCCCCTGCGCAGCCTTGCGGGACTGAAGAGATGGCTGAACAGCCCTGCGGTTCAGCCTCTGTGGTATGACGCGGCTTATGGTGAGCAGACCGCCCGACAGCGTTTCGCGCGGAAGCACCGCACCGCCCTGCCCTCACGGCGCGACTCGCTGTGGTACGGTGACGGCACGAAGCTTAACCTGTACTACCGCGACGAGAAAGGCAACGTGAGGACGACGTGCGTGTATGAGGTGGTGGACGCCATGAGCGAGGTGCTTCTGGGCTACCACATCAGCGACAGCGAGGACTACGAGGCTCAGTACAACGCCTTCCGCATGGCTGTGCAGACAAGCCGCCACAAGCCCTACGAGATAGTACACGACAACCAGGGCGGTCACAAGAAGCTGGAGAGGCTGACCGACGGATTCTTCCACAAGATATGCACGGTGCACCGTCCGACGCAGCCGTACAACGGCGAGTCGAAGACGATAGAGAGCATCTTCGGACGGTTCCAGAGTCAGGTCCTGTCGAAGTTGTGGCAGTTCACCGGTCAGAACGTGACAGCAAAAAAACTGTCAAGCCGTCCTAACGTGGAGTTCCAGGACGCGAACAAGGCACGGCTGTACACTCTGGACGAGCTGCGCGACGCCTACGCCGCCGCGCGCAAGGAATGGAACGAGATGCCCCATCCCGCCACTGGCGAGCGGAGGATAGACATGTACATGAGGAGCGTGAACGAGGCTACGCCCGAGGTGACGACCGGCGAGATGGTGAGGATGTTCTGGGTGTTCAAGGAACGCCGGAGCACATTCACCGACCAGGGCATAAAGGTGAGGATAAACGGCACTGACCTGCAGTACGAGGTGTTCTCCGCCCCGGGCGTGCCCGACCACGAGTGGCGCCGCCGCCATACGTACGAGAAGTTCGTCGTGGCGTATGACCCGAACGACACGTCTGGCATAAGGCTGTACACTCGCATGCCTGACGGCAGCCTTCGTTTTGAGAGGACAGCCGAGCCTTACATCGTGATACACAGGGCTAAGCAGGAGCAGACGGACGCCGACGCGACGTTCATCCGTCAGGAGCAGGAAGCCAACGTGCGTGACCGCGTGGAGCGTGCCGCCGAGGGCTACCGCATAGCCTCCGCCCACGGCACGGCACCGGAGCAGAACGGCCTGCGCACACCTAAGCTGAAGGGTCTGCCTAAGACGGCGCAGGACGCGCTGTACAAGCGTTATCTGAAGTATGACAGCGACAACAACGATCTGGAGCTGGGACGCCACACGAAGAGCATGAGCATGGAGGACTGGCGCGAGGTGATAGGGCTGGATGCGGATAAGGAGAAAGGGAAAAGGACCGCGGGAAAACTGTAGGAAAAGGTAAAAAGGTGAAAAGGTAAAAGAGTAAAAGGGTAAAAAAGTAAAAAAAACAAATATAGACAAAAAGAAGAAGACATGAAAGAGAACGAGAAGAAGGCGATATGCGAGGCTCTGAAACGCTATGTGGCGAAATATCCGAGCCAGAACAAGGCAGCGGCGAGCCTGAACGGCACGAGCGCCGGAACGGTGAGCACGATACTGTCGGGCGCGTGGGACAAGATAAGCGACGAGATGTGGCGCAAGATAGCCGCGCAGGTGCACGCTTTTGTGGACAGCGGCGAGTGGAAGACTGTTGAGACGGCAGCCCTGCAGGAGATGGTCTACGCCATGGAGGACGCCCAGCAGTGGAAGAACGTGACATGGGTGGTCGGTGAGGCGGGCTGCGGCAAGACCACCGCCGCACGCCTGTATGAGGAGGAGCACAGGGAGGTGTTCTACATCCTGTGCTCCGAGGACATGCGCCGCAGCGACTTTGTCCGCACCATAGCGCGCAAGGTGGGAATACGCACTGACGGCATGAGCATACGCGACATGCTCGACGCCGTTACCGGCTCGCTGGTTCAGATGGACGCCCCGCTTCTTCTGTTCGACGAGGCTGACAAGCTGATAGAGTCGGTGTTCCACTACTTCATCGACCTTTACAACCGTCTGGAGGACAAGTGCGGCATGGTGTTTTTCTCGACATCCTACATCAGACGCCGGATGAAGACGGGACTCCAGTACGACAAGAAGGGCTACAACGAGATACACTCGCGCATCGGCAGGAAGTTCTTCGAGCTGGAGCCGACGGGACCGCGCGACGTATATGCCGTGTGCGTGGCGAACGGTCTGTGCGACAGGAAGCAGATAGCCGAGGTGGTGCAGGACTCGGAGAAATACGACTTCGACCTGAGGCGCGTGAAAAAGGCGGTGCACAGAGTGAAGAGAATGGCGTTTGAACAGTGACTGAAAGGTGTTTGAGGAATGAGAAAGGCAATATCAGTGAGCGAGCTGCTGTCAATGAGGATCGAGACGCTTCCCCTGGAGGGCGCGTGGCGGGACGCCTTCGGCGAACCGGAGCGTCACGGTGTATGGTTCGTATGGGGAGGCAGCGGCAGCGGCAAGACGTCGTTCGTGCTGCAGCTGTGCAAGGAGCTGTGCCGGTTCGGGCGCGTGGCATACGACAGCCTGGAGGAAGGCGCGTGCAAGACGATGCAGAACGCCTTCATCCGCACGGGCATGCAGGACGTGGCGCGCAGGATGGTGCTGTTGGACTGCGAGGACATGGCGACGCTGAGCGAGCGTCTGAAGAAGCGGCGCAGCCCCGAGTTCGTGGTTGTGGACAGCCTCCAGTACACCGGAATGAGCTACAGCGACTTCCGGACGCTCAAGGAGCGGCACCGCGACAAGCTCCTCATATTCATCAGCCAAGCTCGCGGCACACAGCCCTCCTCGCGTGTGGGCGTGAGTGTGATGTATGACGCAGGGCTGAAGATATGGGTGGAGGGCTACCGCGCCTTCTCCAAGGGCAGGACGTTCGGGGAGAAGGGATATTACACGGTGTGGCCGGAGAGAGCGGAGAAGTATTGGGGAAAGTGAGAAGGTGAGAGGGGGAGAAGGTAAAAAAGTAAAATATAAAAAGAGAAGGGAAAGGACATGAAGAAGGAAAAGGTATACATAAGTGGCGCCATAGCGCATCATGACATTGAGGAGCGCAGGCGCGCGTTTGGGGACGCCGCACGGTTTCTGGACCTGAAAGGTTTCGAGCCTGTGAATCCGTTTGACAACGGGTTGCCGGAGGATGCCGACTGGCGCGAGCACATGCGCGCTGACATGGCGCTGCTGATAGGCTGCGACCGCATCTATATGCTGGGTGGCTGGGAGAAGAGCAAGGGCGCAAAGCTGGAACTTGACGTGGCGAGCTCGTGCGGAATAGAGGTGATGTTTGAAAGGTGAAAAAGTGAAAAGGTAAAAAAGTAAAAAAAGTAAAATCGTAAAGTGATGGAAAAGACTGTTGAAAGAGTTGCCGCATGGCTGCGCGGAATGCGCGGTCGGCGTGCGGAGAGGAGGATGGCGGCAAGGGAGCGCCGCATGATGGCGGACGCCAGGCGCGCCGTCCAGGTGCGTGAGTTCTGCGGCGAGGTGTTCGTCTGCATGGACGGTGTGCCTGTGGTGCCTGCGGACGGCATGAAATGGGACTTGCCTACGGTGCTTGACGTGGCGCGTGAGGCATACATAAAATACAGAAAGGAGGAGTGCGCCGATGGGCGTTGACAATTATGCGAGGTTCTACGCGCTTCTAAGGCGGATGCCCTGTGCCGACAAGGAGACGCTGGTGTCGCAATACAGCGACGGCAGGACGACACACCTGCGTGAGCTGAGCGGAAACGAGTACCGTGCGATGTGCGACGCGATGGCGCGTGTGGAGGGCGAGGATGAGAGCCGTCGCGGACTGAGGAGGCTGCGCAGCGCGGCGTTGCACCAGATGCAGCTGCTCGGTGTTGACACCGCCGACTGGAGGAAGGTGGACGCCTTCTGCCGTGACAGGCGCATAGCCGGTACGGACTTCAGGGAACTGGACGGTAAGGGTCTGGAGGCACTGACAAGGAAGGTAAGGATAATAAGGAGAAAACGTCAGGACGACTGACTGCATAAATTAAGAAAGAAAATGGAACAGAACATTCAGAGTGTGGACATAAAGTCCATGACAAAGGAGCAGCGGGCGGAACTTCTTGCCCGTCTGCAGCAGGAAGAGAGAGAAGACCGTGTGGCACGGCGTGAGACCTACGAGGGACTGCGCGCGGAGTTCATGCGCGAGGTGGAGAGAAAGGTGACGGCTCTTGTGGAGGACGTCAGGGGCTTCAGGAAATGGCTTGAGGGCGAGACGGACAGCTTCACGGAGGTCATGAAGGACTACGGTCAGGTGAAGAGCGACGGACAGCGGTCGTACACCATCACCGACGGCGGCTTCCGCCTGGAGCTGAAGAGCAACAAGGTGAAAGGCTTCGACGAGCGCGCCGACATGGCGGCGGAGCGTCTTATAGACTACCTTAAACGCTACATGGAGCGGAGCGAGAAGGGCGCGGACGACCCGATGTACCAGATGGCTATGACTCTGCTCGAGCGCAACAAGATGGGCGACCTCGACTATAAGTCAATATCAAAGCTCTACGAGCTGGAGGACAAGTTCGACGGGGAGTATGCCGACATCATGCGCCTGTTCAAGGAAGCCAACGTGGTGCAGCGCAACGCGGTGAACTACTACTTCTGGAAGCGCAATCCGGCGAACGGCGTGTGGATGAGGGTCGAGCCGAGCTTCTGCAGGATGTGACAAAAAGTGAAAAAGGAAAAGGGTAAAAAACGTAAAATGTAAAAAAGCCGCGCAGACAATGGTGTTTACGCGGTTTTTTCGTAACTTTGCCGTTATGAGAAAAGGACGTGACAGAACACTGATAAACGAGAGGGACAGGAAGCTCTTCGAGCGGTATTACTACTGGACCGAGGTGCGCCGCCTGCGCTTTGACGACACGATACAGAAACTGTCGTCCGAGGAGTTTTTCCTGAGCGAGCAGCGCATAATCCAGATAATACGCCGCATGCTTCAGGAGGGCGCCACGGTGAACGGCGAGAAGATACCTGTGGCACGCTTCGCCGGATTCCGCAACCTGAAGCGTCCGGGACGCAGGCGGGAGAAGGAAGAGCTGCCTCTGTTCACCTGACCGTCCTGAAACGCACCACGGGTCTGGCTGTAGCGACAGCCGGAGGGTCAGCCACCGTTTCGGACGTTGTAGTTGTGTAAGTCTGCTCGTAAACCTTAATGCCATAGCTCCATGTGTAGAATCTTGATTGTGTGCGCACGAGCGCGCCGTCGCTGTCGGGACGGAAGCCCTGGAGCAGCCTGTGCAGCCCGTGTCTCATCCGCTCGCGTTCAGCCACACGGTCGAGCGTGCCTGATGTGGCGTGCGTGTCGTCGTAGCAGTCGATGATGAGCCGCACACGCACCTTGCATGTGCCTTTCTGGCCGCCGTCGGCGGTGTCTGTCCACAACGTCTCTGGCGTGTCTATGAGCACCGCCGGCATGACGAGGGGGTATGTGTCCACGTCTTCCTTGTCTATATACTCGAGCTGCCCGTAGTCCTCGTCGACAAGAGCGAGCTGCGGCATTGACGACTGTATGTGTCCTATCAGAGTCCGTATTATCTGTTCCATCATAGTTTCTCCGAGTATGATATTTTCCTGCGTATCCTTTCTATAGTCTCATTGACAAGCTCCGTTATCCTTTCGTTCAGCTCACGGCTTCTGCCCATGAACTGGCGTCTGGGAATGCGCATGTGTCGGCTGTAAGCCCTCACCGCGTACCTTCTTGCCCTTTTCCTGCCTTTCTTCAGTATCTTGCGTTTGTGGGCACCGACGCGGACGGTGCCGTCGAAGCCGTAGTTGTGCACCCATGCGTAAGGCACCGGATTGCTTACCGTCACCTCTCCCGGTCCTGTGACCTTATACTGTGTCGATCGTGACAGATGCTCCCGTCGCGAATGCAATGGCAAGTACTGCGAGTCCTTTCCCTTGCCCTGCTGGCGTCTGGTGGTCTTCCACGGCTTCAGCCCGCCGTCGCGCCATCCGGCATCGCGGAAGTTCCGGTTTGTCATGTTTACCGCGGCGTTGCCTATGCGTCGGGGCAGGTTGCTGTTCACCTCGCGCACTATCTGGTCCTTGACGCTCACGATGCGTCTGCCTATCTCATCCGCGTTCATAGGACAAACTGATAAAAGAGTGCGGCGAAGACGCCACCGGCAAAGGTACAGAGCCAGTCGGTGAGGTCAAATTTATTCCCATACATGCGGTCTTTAAGCTCGAGGCATGTGGCAGCCACAGCCGAGGAGAAGAGCGCGCCATAGACAGAGAAGCCCATGACGCCGACGAAAAGACCGTCGAGAAGGTGTTTCCAACGGTTGGATTCCTTAAAAAATGAAATAATTCTGTTCATAATGTTTGTCTGTTGGATTATTATTGTTATATTTGCGACAAGCTTCTAAAGAAGTCGCGTGTGCTACGGCACGTCGCCTCGCAGGGGAATCCGAAAGGACTCCCCTGTAGTTATTTTAATGGTAATAGAATTTTCTATCCTTGTAGAATAACCTGACATTACCTTTTTCGTAAACCCACACTTCGCTAACCTTTATTTCTGGAAACCTTAATCTCGCAACTATGGCTTTTCGTAAATATCTGTCAGAACAGCCTTTCGTGTTATTTATAACAATACGGTCGGACTGCTTCAATCCATGCGAAATCATATTTCTGATTTTCTTTTTATTCCATGGCTTGGCAAACCCCTCGTACTCGTAGAATACGCCATCGACAGAAAAGTCGGGACATTTTTTCTCAAACTTTGTTCCGGTCAGAGAGCCGTATATCTTTTTGTATTCCTCAGACCTGTAATGCAGGCGCGGCGTCATTCTGACCTCATGACCCGTTTTCGCAAACTGGAGGCATATACGTTTCATGTCCTTATAGTCGGTCTTGTCCTTTTCGACGTCTTGGTGTATATAGAGGCTGCCGCCGTTCTCTGCCTTATGTTCCAGCTTGAAACCGTCAGACGACATACGGCTGATGCATGCGTTGATATACGGACAGTTGTAGCAGTCCTTCTTTCTTGCGTTGAAAAACCCCAGTATCCTGTCCTTGACGTCAGGTCTGTAGAACGCGCACGAGGAGCATGACTCGGGAAAATACGGATGGTCCTGCGAGAAGAGATGTCCGTCCTTTCCAGGATTGTTCCCCAGTCCCGGCTGCGGTCTGTCACCGTCAAGAAGCTCCTTGAGCTCCGGTGTGGCAGGGTCGTCCGTCTGCTCGAGCGTACACTTGCAGTTCCATCGGTCGCCAGGGTGGTGGCGGTTCCAGAACCCGTCATCGACGGGCAGCGTGAGCTTCCGCTCCCAGAACGCGCGGTGCGAGCCTTCAGGGTCCGGTGACGTCGTCGGCATCCATCTGAGGTTTGGCAGTATGTCCTTGTCACGCTCGAACTGCCGCCAGTCAGCGGCATTGTGGGCACGGATGACGGCTGTGGAGTATTCCGTGCCGAGCCATGTGCGGTTGTAGTGGGTTGATATGCCGCGCACGTCCTCCACCCATTTGCTGAAAGGTTTGAGTTTGCCGTCGGCATCGGTGAGCAAAGCCGCCATCTCGCGCCCCATCCTGTGCACCTTGAATGCGGTGAAGACTTCGTTGGAGTGTCGCAGCGCGCGGTAGAAGTCCTGCTCGAGCGACGGCGAGGGCGGTGTGGCACCCTGCGAGAGTCCCTCGACGGTGGCCTCGTTGACGATGCGCAGAATCTCTCGCCACATGGTAGGCTCGAAGTCTGCGGAGGTGTCGAATCCGCTGTATATCTTGCGCAGGAATGTGGCGAGCACCTCTGCAGAGACGGTGAACGACGCGGCATTATGGATGTGGCCGTGCGAGCAGCAGGCACAACCTGAGTCACCGTAGTATATGCTGTCTATCAGCGGAATCAGCGTGCCCCGGTCTTCGGGGCGAGTCCGAAAAAACTTCTCAACCGGTTATTTATCGGTGTTTGAGAAGTATTTTTTTTGTCGCCTTTGTCTGCGGCAAGAGCATCACGCATGGCCTGTCGCTCGGCTTCCTTCTGCAGTTTCAGCTCATCGTAGTTGTCAGGCTTGCGCACGGAGAATGTCTCATACAGATAGTCGTCGTCCATAGGCAGGCCCATCGACGAGAGCTTCTGCACAATGTCTATCTGTTGCGACGGGTTTATCTTGTCGTGCTTGGCATAGACAAACTCGCCGCCATCGACGTTGAAGCCGAGGTTCTGGAACACAGGGCGCATGTTGTAGTTGAGTATGTCGAGCAGGAAGCCGCAGTCGTCGGCGTTCATCTCGTCTTCTTCTTGCTTATGCACGGTGCCTAAGGACTGCGTGCCGTTCTCTCTGGCGTCGGTGGTGAGCGTGTTGCCGAGCACTCGTATTGACATTTTCGAGTCCCAGTACTCGGCGAAGGTGCGGTAGAGCTCAGACGATCCTGTCTTGTTGGACGCCTCTATCAGCTTCAGCTCGGAGTCCTTCGGGTGTATGTACACTGCATTGCTTCCCTGTCGTCGTGCGTCGGCAATGAGCCGCACACGTGCCTCCTCGTCTCCGGCATCGTAGGTATATTCGCGTATGGGCATTCCGAAGATGTTGGCGAATCGCGCCCAGTCGGCCATGTTTCCGCGTTTGTAGAGCACGGCGGGTAGCAGTTCGGCGAATATGCCGAGCTTGCGTTCAGAGCCCACGAACATGGTGTTGGGGAACTCGTCGATGGATATGCCGTCTATCGCGCCCTGATATTTGAGCAGCTTGCGGTGTATGGGGTCGTAGTGTTTGCGGTTTATGAGGTCGTAGCGTATGTTGCCGTCCTCGTCGAGATAGAACTGTACGAGGGTGAAGCCCCAGAAGTGGGACATGATAAGGTCCTTGCGCAGCTCCTTGAACCAGGGCGAACGCAACTGCGCGTTGATGACATCGTCGGGCTGGTCGTTGCGGCGAAACTCTATCGGTATCTTTGTGACGCCACGCAACCGTTTGTCAAGCACTCCGGAGAGATGCAGGTCGAGCATGGAGCTCTCATACATGTCGTATAGCCGTACACGGTTGGTGAAGTCAATGTTGAGCGCAGACTTCACGGAGTTGATGTAGGCGTTCATGTCGAAGTAGAATATCTCCGGCATCTGGAGCACTACGTCTGGCTGCCGCGTGTTTCTAATGTCAACCAATCCGCCCTGTATTATTCGCTTGCGGGCGTTCTTTCTTTTATCTTTCATGTTCATAATGTTGTATGATTAAAGCATTACAGGACGCACCTCGTCTGATTTTATCTGCCACCGGCTGTTGTCGGCAAGCACATCCTCAGGCAGCAGCGGTGCGCCGTCTATTGTCACATCTCCCGACATCACTCCCTTCAGCCACTCTACGGCACGCTCGTAACGCTCCTTGCGTATGGTGGACATCTTGTAAGGGTTGTGCTGGCAGAAGATGTGGTATATGGCTATGTCGAGCGCAAACATCAGTATGAGCGGATGTCGCTCGTCGCCACGCGCGGCGAATATGGCGTCGCAGTCGTAGGTCTTGTTCATGTATGAGCGCATTTCTGACACGGCACGGTCCTCGCATATCTCGATGATTTGCGGGTCGTAGGTCTCCGTGTTCTTGCGCAACAACGAGTCGAGTATCTCGCGGTGGATGCTCGCGTCGTAGTCTTCTATCGTGATAAAGTTATCCATATATAATGTGTTTGTTGGTTACATTCGCCAGGGGTTGCCTTCGTTTATGTCCTTATAAGACACTGTCACGACCGGCTCGAGCTCGGCGGTCTTGACGTCGAGCATTGTGATACCGCCGTCCACTGCGTCGGGACCGTCGGCAGGATAAGGCAGCGTTAGTTCGAACAGGCTGAACTGGTTTACAAGCTCCTGCATCATGGGGTTGTCCTTTTCGGCCTCGTTGAACACCCACCGGCAGTTGCGGTCTATCGGTTCCAGATTCGCTTCTATACGTGTCGCCTTATCGGCTTTCTTCCGGTCGTCGGCACGTACATATATGTTTTTCTTTCTATGCTGGCACTCCTCACGCAGCAGAGGCTTGAAAACCTGTTGGAAGAATGGGTCCTGCAACTTGTTGTCTTCCATGTACCAATACACCGTACTCTTTGCGTTCACGTCTTTGTCGCAGTCAAAGTACCAGCCGATGAACTCGGCGTTGGTGACACGGCCGACGTACGCCTTGATGATGTAGTAAGTATTCTTGAGCTTGCCGATAAGCACAAGTGCCTTGGTGCTTGCAGATTTATTCTTATTGTTTGAATATGCCGGGTCGCCGTAGCCAATTAGGAAACGGAACTTTGAGAGTGCCGGAACTTTGCCCCACGGCAGGTTCTTGAATACTTTGCCTTCGGCGACGGGGTTGTTGAAATATTCGCCCTGCTGCGCCTTTGCCGACACATTGCTCAGTGTGCGGTCGATGAACTCCTCTGTGTTCTTCTGCGGCCATGTAGATTTGCCGTTCTTATCGCGTATGTTCACTACATCCCAATGCTTTGCCCGCTGTCCTGCACGCACTATGCAGCAGTCCTTTGCAATGATGTTGCCGCACCATAGTATAAGTGTAGATTCAGATATTGAACGTGTCGGATATAATGCTTTCTCAAACCAATCCCACTTCTTGTCCAATGTCACAGGGTTGCGGCAGTCCTCGTCGGTGTCATAGTCATCCATATACAGAATGTCCGGACGTATGGCCTCGTTGCGCATACCACGGGGCGCGTTGCCCGCTCCGAGGGCTACAAACTTAGCTCCGCATTTGCAAGTGAACTCGCTGTCAGTCCACTGACCGAGAACCATTTGATTTCCGTAAAATTGTTTTATGCGGGCGTTGCTCTCAAACGCTGCCTTATATGGCGCAAGCAAACGCCTGGCAGCGTCGATGGTAGCCGACGCAAGGGCGACGAAGTGTTTACGCCCGGTCAACGCCAGATACATGATGATGAACATCGCAACGGTTGACTTTGCCAGCTCACGCGACCACGATAGGACTTCATACCACTCGTCGTTGGCTATTACCCGACGTATGGCTGCCACATGGAACGGCGCAAACTCATACTTGGCATAGCTTGGGAAAAAGAACTTAATCCATTTTATAGGGTCTGCCTCGAGCACCTTGCGCTGACGCTCAATCTCCTGCCGTGTGAGGCTGTCGTCAATCTCTATTCCGCGCAGCATGGCCTTATGGAAATTCTCCCATGCCGCTAACGCCTGTTTGTCTGTAATGCTGCTCATTGTCGTGCCTGGTCTTTTATGAATGCGTCAAACAAATCATTGAACCGCCGTGCGGCGTCCATGTCCTGTGGGCGCAGCCATGAGAGAAAGCGCATCGCCACGCTGACGCAGTCAGCCACACCGATGTCCGTCTCGAGCTTGCGCACCGCACCGGCGAGCTTCGACAGCGAGTCGGCTTCCGCCGGTGTGGCGAACCGGCTGCCCTTCTCGCGCGAGTTGATGCGGTTGTTTATCTCCATTATCTGCCTGTGGAACTGCGCTATTATCCGGTCGGGGGTAATGGTGAGCGACGCCTTGAGCTCCTCCCATGCCCCGTCCCGCATCCATCTCGCCACTGTCTGCCGCGTGGTCCCCACCTTCGCCGCGATCTCCTCCTGTGTATAAGCCCCGTTGATGAACAGCGACTTTGCGATATCCTTTCTGTCTATAGTCTGTGCAGCCATTCTTTTTTGAGTGCAAATATCACAATTATAATGCTGGATTTCAAATCGGATATTTATATGTAACTTCCGCAAAGCCACTATGTTACTCCGTAAGCGAAACATAAAAACACGGTTTGTGCGGTGCGGAATTTATGCGGATATTTGCATCAAAAAACAGCACAGGCATGAAGTTTTTCAACACAATACCCGGTGACGGCGAGGTCGCCATACTGCTCTACGGTGATGTGGGCGACGGGCAGAAGGTGGACAGCAGCCGCGTGGTGGCTGAGCTGATGGAGCTGCAGTCGCGCTACAAAAAGATAGACGTGCGCATAAACAGCAACGGTGGCGACGTGTTCAGCGGCATAGCAATATATGAAGCTCTCCGCACATGTAAGGCAGACGTAACCATATATGTTGATGGCGTAGCTGCGAGCATAGCGGGCATTATCGCGATGTGCGGGAAACCGCTTTACATGTCGCCGTACGCACGTCTGATGATACACTCGGTAAGCGGTGGCGGTTATGGCAATGCAACTGAACTGCGCGAGCTTGCGGCTCTGATGGAAAATCTGGAGTCGGACCTTGCAAAGATGATAGCCGGCCGATGCGGTATGAAGCCCGAGGATATCACGGCCAGATACTTCGACGGCAACGACCACTGGCTGACAGCACAGGAGGCTGTCGATATGAAACTCGCCGACGGTATATACAGCATGCCCGACAGCAACGCGCCTGAAGGACAGACAAACGAGGAGGTTTACAAATTCTTCTACAACAAGCTCAACACAAATCAAACAAAAATAAAAGATATGGCATTAATAGACAAACTTAGAATGTTACCGTCGTTCAAGGATGCGAACGACGAGCAGGGAGTGATAGACCTCGTGCGCAGTCTGGAAAACAAAGCAACAAAGGTGGATGCGCTGGAAAGGGCAAACAATGCGTACAAGGAAAGAATTGAACAGGCAGAGTCGAAGGAAATAGACGCTATTCTGAACAAAGCTGTGAGTGAGGGCAAGATAACCAAGGAGCAGCTGCCGTCGTTCAAGACTCTGATGGACAAGGACCGCAAGACAACAGAAGCATTGCTCAACTCGATGAAGCCGACGGCGACTCGCAGGGCTGTGGACTACATCGATGACAAGACAGGCGGCGGAGACAGCCTTGCCGGCATGAGTTGGGACGAGATAGACAAGGCAGGGCGTCTGGGCGAGCTGAAAGACACAAACATTGAGCTCTTTAAAAACAAGTACAAAGAGCGTTTCGGCGTTGATTACAAGGACTAAAAAAAGAGAAAGAATATGGCATTAAATAAAGAAATCTGGCAGACCACGATTGTAGAGAATCTGTATGCCGACAATTCGTTCGCAGCGAAAAGTGTTGACGATTCAAGTTTCGTCGATAATCACAAAGTACATATACCTAATGCCGGTTCGCCGTCAAATGTCGAGGTGAACCGTTCATCTGTGCCGGCTACAGCCAAAAAGCGCACGGATAACGATCTGGAGTACACAATGGACGAGCTGACAACAGATCCGGTATATATTCCGAACATTGAGATGGTGGAACTGTCTTACGACAAGCGTAACTCAGTCATTGCCAACGACCGCGCCATCATCATGGACAAAGCGCATGTGAATCTGCTCGAGCGTTGGGGCGGCGGAGTGAACACAACGAAGTCGGTGCTGATGACTACAGGTACAGGAACAAGAGAGGCGCATACCTCGGATACTGCCACAGGTCAGCGCAAGAAGATAACCAAGGCTGATGTGCTCTCTATCATGACTCAGATGGACAAGGACAATATTCCGGAAGCCGGCAGATATCTGTTGCTGGATGCGTATATGTACGCAGACCTCTTGGAGGACTTGTCAGAAAGCGACAAGTGGATGTTCCAGAACTCGGCAGACGTACAGCGCGGTGTGCTTGGCAACTTGTATGGCTTCGACATCATGAAACGCAGTACAGTTCTGCGCATCAACGCATCATCGAAGGCGATAATCAAGTGGAGCGCAAGTGGAGATGCCGGAGAACTTGCCGCAGCACTGGCATGGCAGGAACAGAGCGTGAGCCGCGCACTCGGAGAAGTGCACATGTTCGACTCGACGGATAACCCGCTGTACTACGGCGACATATATTCGTTCCTGTTGCGCACCGGTGGAGCTGTACGCCGTTATGACAAGAAGGGAGTATATCTCCTGGCAGAGGCTGCCTCAGAGTAAAGGAAGGAGGAATTATGATACCGAGGATAAAAATATCATACTTAAACGGCCAGCTGGGCACAGTGGGCGACAGTCCTGACGGGCTGTTTGCCCTCGTGTGCGGCGCCACTGTCGTCAGTTCGACCTTTGCGCTGGAAAAGGCATACAGCATAAGACGGCCTGCCGATCTGGACGCACTGGGTGTGACGGCCGAGAACAATCCGCGGCTGTACAAGCATGTAAGCGACTTCTACAGCATTGCAGAAGAAGGCACGGAAGTGATTGTCTGGGGTGTTGACAAGAGCACTGCAATGACTGCACTGCTCGACAAGACGACAGGAAGTGCGCGAAAGCTGCTGGAAGCCCAGGGCGGAAAGCTCAGAGGTCTGTTTGTGGCATTGGACGGCAAGGCCGGCACATCGAGTGACAACGGACTGGACGAAGATGTGTTCACAGCCTTGCCAAAGGCTCAGGAGCTGGCAGAATGGTCAACAGACGAGATGTATGCGCCTATATTCGTTGTACTTGAAGGACGCGGTTACAGCGATACTGAAAGTTTCACAGACCTCAGCGAGATGACATACAACCGAGTCGGAGTGCTCATTGGTGACACAACGTCGGCGTCGGAAGGTGCATGTGTAGGTTTGCTTGCAGGACGCCTGGCAAGTATTCCGGTGCAGAGAAACATAGGACGTGTGCGTGACGGTGCACTGCCTGCGACAGAGATGTATATAGGTGCGACAAAGGTGGAAACCGGCATGAGCGTTATAGAAGAACTTTACGACAAAGGTTATATCACTCCGCGCAAGTACACCGGCAGAAGCGGATATTTCTTTACGGACGATCGTCTTGCATGTGATGAGACCGACGACTACGCACATCTTGCCAACAGACGTGTGATAGACAAGGCTTATCGTATAGTTTATGACACTCTGCTGGACATGATGCTGGACGAGCTGGAAGTCAACGAAGACGGCACGCTACAGACGGGCGTAGTGAAAAGCTGGCAACAGACAGTTGAAGACAAATTGAACGCCAATATTACAGCTGCCGGAGAACTCAGTGCCGGAGATGACGGTGAGGGTGCTGTGTGCTACATTGACGAGACACAGAACGTGCTGGCGACGTCAAAGGTTGAGGTAACAGTGAAGGTACGTCCATTCGGATATGCGAGATACATTGATGTAAGTCTTGGATTTGAAGTTCAGACATCATAACAAGGAGGTGACTATGGTTAACACAAGAGAATATGAATGGAGCGACGTTAACGTCGTTGTTGCAGGACGTGTGGTTACAGGACTGCGCGGCATAAAGTACGGCAGCAAACAGGAAAAGGAACTGCTTTACGCCAAGGGTAACAAGCCTCACGGCATACAGCATGGCAACAAGGACTTCAGCGGCGAACTCACGTTGCTACAGAGCGAATATGAGGCATTGAGATCCGCAATGGGCGGTGACGTGCTTGACGGCGCGTTCAACATCGTGGCGTGCTACGGCAACGCGAGCAAGGGGGACGCGATAGTGTCAGACATGCTGGTGAACGTGGAGATAACCGAGGACAACACCGAGTGGAAACAGGGTGACAAGTTCCAGGAGAAGACCCTGCCGTTTATCTTCACGGACAAGAAAAGAGTATGAGACGGTGAGAGAGTGAGAAAGTGAGAAGGTATAAATTTAAAAAGTGAAAAAGATGAGGATAGATGACAAGCTCATAAAGGAATGGAAGGACAGGAATCCCGGCAAGGATATCTTTCTTATTACGGTGGATGACAAGGGCTGCGTGCTGAGAAGCCCCGGACGCCAGGATCTGAGCTACGCCAGCGTTGTAAAGGACCCGATGAAGATGAACGAGGTTCTCGTCAACCAGCTGTGGGTTGCCGGAGACGAGGAGATGAGGACGGATGACAGTCTGTTCATGGCGTTGTGCAACAAGCTGGAGGAAGTGCTGAAGGTAAAGGACGCCGAAATAAAAAAACTGTAGCGGATGCCGGCATAGACGACTTTACGGGGAGAGACGACATCCTGTTCTATGACACGCTGTTGCGGTATTATCTGCACGTTGACCCCGAGGTCCTGCCGGACGAGAAGTGGGCATGGACGATAAGGTTCCTTCTTGAGATAAGAATGATGGAGAACAAGGCGAATGGATAGTGTACTGAAGTTTCTGATAAAGCTGCAGGCGGACAGCGGCAATGTGCTTGAGGTCGCCCGGCAGACATCCCGGCGGCTGGACGACATATCCCGCCGCGCGGGAACCGTCAGCGCAAGACTGAGAAAGGCGTTCTCGGTGTCGAACTTCAAGGACTCGTTCATGTCTCTGCCCGGAATGGACTTCCTGACCAACCCGTACACCATGATGGCTGCGGGAATCGGAGCCGTCGCCAGGCTGGGCGCGGAGGCGGAACAGACAAATGTCGCTTTCTCGGTGCTTGTGGGCAACGAGACCAAGGCCGCGCAGATGCTCGGCAAGATAACGGACATGGCGGCTGCCACGCCGTTCGGCAAGATGGACCTTGTGAAGAACGCCCAGACGATGATCAACTTCGGTGTGGCTACGGACAAGGTTCTGCCGCTGCTCAGACAGCTCGGCGACATATCCGGCGGAAACGCGGAACGCCTGTCGGGACTGTCGCTTGTGATGGGACAGGTGGCGGCGGCGGGAAAGATGCAGGGGCAGGACCTGATGCAGTTCATCAATGCGGGATTCAACCCTCTTCGCGAGCTGTCGGTGATGACGGGCAAGAGCTATGAGAAACTGCAGGACATGATGTCCAAGGGACGGATAACCTACGAGAACGTCGCTGCGGCGGTTGCCCACGCGACGGGCGAGGGCGGAAAGTTCAACGGCATGATGGAAAAGCAGTCACAGACTGTTGGCGGCAAGTTCAGTACGGTCATGGACAACGTCCGTGAGAGTGTCATATCCATGTTCGGGGAGATACGCTCCCCGCTTTCCGACCTGCTGGATACGGTGAACGGCGCGCTGCCGATGATATTCAGCGTCGTCCAGAGGATATTCGGAGTAATGTCCGCCGGCATCCGCTTTATCATACAATACCGTAAGGAGCTCTTCATCGTGGCGTCGGTGACAGGCGCCGCATGGCTGGCGGCAAAGACATACACGACAGCCCTTCTGGTGTATCACGGTGTCCAGACCGCCATAACCGTAGCCACCAGGGCATGGGCAGTGGCACAGCGTCTTCTCAATGTCGCCCTGTTCGCCAATCCGATAGGTGCCGTCGTCGGTGCTGTCGGCCTGCTTGCCGCAGGAGTCATATACTGCTGGAACAAGTTTGCCGGCTTCAGGGCTTTCCTTCTGACAGCCTGGGACACGGTAAAAGGTTTCGGTGGCATAATCAAGACATATATGATAGACCGGTTCAAGGAGCTTCTGGGAGGCATCGGGAAAATCGGCGAGGCTCTCAGGTTTCTCTTTAAGGGTGAGTGGGAAAAGGCGGCAGGCGCGGCAAGACAAGGCTTCCAGATGTTGAGAGGCACCGCATCCGCGCGCAATCTCACAGCGGCGGCTTCAGACACCATCCGTGCCGCTGGCGGTCTGTACGGCAGGTACTACAGGCAGGAGAGCCGCAAGGAAAGGCAGGAGAAGCCGTCCATCTCTGTCCCCGGACTGAAGGGCAGCGAGCAGAAGGTGGTGTTCGGCAAAGGCAGCGGAAAGAAAGGGCGCGGCGGAAGGAAATCGGCGGAGACCATGGCGACAGGCGGCAGGCGCAACACCTCCATAACCATGAACATATCGAAATTTTTCGACAGTATAAACGTATACATGAACGACAGGACAGACACGGCGGAGCTGGAGCAGACCATTGTCAGGACCATGAACCGTGCGCTGGCTATAGCTACAAGTACAGAGAGATGAGCACAGCATCAAGATTCATATTGGAGAACATGGCGTTCAGAGCCATCGGCGGCAAGGTGCCTCCTTACTGGCTTTTCAAGCAGGGAGGACTGTCGGAAGTCGATTCCGCGGAATATGCGGAGATAAAAAGGCTTAGCGACGGGCAGCTGGCGGATGTCGTCCGGACAAACGCCCTCGGTGTGCCGATGCAGCTTCCGGTGAGACTGCGGCTCGAGGAAGCCGGAGCCGAGGAATGGCTCGTGCCCGTCGAGCCTATGGTAAGCCTCACCGGGCAGAATATAATAACGCGCCGCAGGGTCAACAAGGGGCGCGTGAAAGGTTCGATAAAGGAGAGATGGGCGGAGGACGACTACTCCATAACCGTACAGGGGATACTTGTCGGTGCCGGAGGGAAATATCCGGAGGAGGATGTGGCACGCCTGCGCGGTTTCTGCGAGGCTGGGCGCGTTACTGTCCTCAATCCTCTGCTCGAGATATTCGGCATATCACACATGGTGATAGAGAAATGGGAGATACCGTTCACGAGCGGCAGCGACAACCAGAACTATACCCTGAGCGGATACAGTGATGACATATACAAGCTGCTTCTGAGCCGCGACGATCTTGACATATAGACACCGTCCATGTACACAATGACATATGACATAACAGTCGGAGGTTACCGCGTAGGCATGCTTGACTCCGTGGAGATACACAAGAGTGTCGAGCTGCTTGCCGACACCGCCGAGATACGGCTTCCGGCAACGGAGTACAATACCGCTCTTGAGGTGGAGGAGAAAATCAAGAGAGGCGACGCCGTCTCGATAAGGCTCGGATATGAGGAGTCCGGGCTTGTGGAGGAGTTCAGGGGATGGCTTCAGAGAATAGCTACCGACAACGGCACGCTGAAGCTCGTGTGTGAGGATGACCTGTTCAGATACCGCAAGGACATCAGCGATGCGGTCTTGAAAAAGGTGAGGCTGTCCGAACTGCTCGAGAAGGTCGTAGAGGGTACCGGCACCGGTGACGCTATAGACTGCTCGTATAGCTGGACATACTCCAAATTCATCATAAACGACGCGACGGGCTATGACGTGCTTAAGAAAATACGGGAGGAGTGCGGCGCGGACATATACGTAAGGGACGGTGTGCTCCATCTCCACCCGCCGGGTGAGGTTGTGGGCAAGGAACGGATATACGACTTCGCCCTTAATGTGGAGGACAATGACCTGACATACCGCACGACTGAGGACAACAGGTTCCGCATAGTGGTCAAGGCAAACATGCCGGACGGCACCGTCAGGAAGATTGAGGTCGGAAGCACCGGTGGCGACAAGATTGTCGTGAAGAGTCCGGTTGCTGATGCGGACGTGATGAGACAGCGCGGGGAGGCGGAGCTTAAGAGACGCTCGTTCAACGGGTATGACGGCAGCATAACGACATGGCTGATACCGGAGTGCTGTCCTGGTGACACGGCTGTGATACATGACAGGGACTATCCCAGGAAAGACGGCACTTATTTCGTAAACAGCGTGACCACCACCTTCGGCAAGGACGGCGGAAAGCGCAAGATAGGACTTGGATTCAGAATTGACTGATGGACAGATACAGGGAACTGGCTGAAAGGCTGCGTGGTATACAAGACTACGGGCACCGGGACGTATTGCTGACGCAGGGTACCGTAGAGAGCGTGCACGGTGTGACGTGTGACGTCAGGATCGGCGGCATTGTCGTGCCGGACGTGAGACTGAAGGCGTCCGAGACGGCGGACAGCGGGCGTATGCTGGTTGTGCCCGCTGTGGGCAGCGCGGTGATAGCGGGAAGCCTGACCGGTGACCTGTCACAGCTTGTCGTGCTGCATGTTGACCGTGTGGAGCGTATAGAGATAAACGGAGGGCGTCTGGGAGGCCTTGTGAACATCGGCGAGCTGACATCGCGCCTGAACGCTCTTGTGGAGGCGTTCAACACGCATACGCACACGTCGTCACAGGGACAGACAGGTCCTCCCGTGCAGAGGGCGGAGACATTCAAGAGGGACGATTATGAGGACATACTGATAAGACACTGAGTCTATGAAAGGAATACAGCTGAAGAATTACGAGCCGGAGATCGAGACCGTAAGGGATTCTGACGGAAAGATTGTCCGGGGACTGAAGACGGGCGACATACTGCGTCAGAACCAGGCACTCATACTTCTGCTGCACAAGGGCGAGCTGAAGGAGAGCCCGTGCACCGGTTGCGGCATCGGTGACATGCTTCTGGACAGCGACCCTCTGTACTGGCGTGCGGAGATAAGGGAGCAGCTGGAGATGGACGGCCAGAAGGTGGACCGTGTGGAGACCGGCAGCGACGGTATAACGATAGAGGCGGGATATAGGGAATAATAATGTATATGGAGATGACTGACATTATAGAGAAATTCGTACACGAGCACATGTTCATGCACATAGTGCTGATAGCTTTGAGCGTGGCCGCCATGCTTCTGGCGATGACGGTCGATTTTTTCACAGGCCTTCACAAGGCGAAGAAGAACGGCGTGGCGCGCACGTCGCAGGGACTGAAGAAGACCGCCACCAAGGCGACGAGATACTTCACGCCCTACATGGTGCTTGTCGGAATAGACCTTATAAGCTGTGTGGTGATGCCGTTCCCGGCGTTCTCCATGCTGTGGGCGGTGTACTGCATCTACTGCGAGTTCAAGAGCGTAAGGGAGAAGAGCTGGGAGAAGGAGGAGATGCGCAGGGCGCGGAATACGATGAGCGTGATAATAGAGAACAAGGACGACATCGCGCGGCTTGTGGCGGAGATGCTGTTCAAGGAAAATGAGAAAAAGTGAAAACGTAAAAAGGCAAACGGTGAGGAAGTTGGAATGAGAAGGATAGAAAGGATATTCGTGCACTGTACGGCGGGCAGCCAGAGGCAGACCGTGGAGGACCTGCGGAAAGAGTTCAGGGACAGGGGCTGGAGGAATCCGGGGTATCACTATGTGGTGACAGCTGACGGCAGTATAGTGCGGATGCTGGGTGAGGAGCAGGTGAGCAATGGCGTGAAAGGATATAACTCCACGTCTGTTAATGTGGCATATACAGGCGGAATTGACAGTCGTGGAAAATCTACAGACAACAGGACAGAAGCGCAAAAAGAATCGTTGAGAAAGATTTTGTCGGAGCTTAAAAAAAGATATCCTCAGGCTATTATCCTGGGACATCGCGATATAAGTCCTGACAAAAACAAAAACGGAATAGTCGATCCCTGGGAACGCATTAAGGACTGCCCGTGCTTTGATGCAAAAACGGAATATCAGAACATAAAGTAAGAGACATGAAAAATCTTATATTAGCAATATTAACTTTTGCGGCAATCTTATTGCTGATGTGCAGCTGTAGAACAACGCAAGTGACAAGTGACAGTCGTGTGAGTGACACTCTTATAATCAGAGACACGCTGATTGTGCATGATTCGCTGATTGTCGCAAAAAAAGAAATAGTGACTACAACTGTACGAATTAAGGATTCGACTGTATTGGTCGTTGATACGACAGGGCGCATAGTTAAGAGCGAACATTATATATCGAGCGACAGAGATAACAATGTTAATGTTAGTAGAGATTCGACAAGTTCTGCTGTCAGAAATAATAAGACAAGTATAAAGAATACACAACAGTCTGACAGCAATAGGCTTGAACAAACAAAAAAAAGAGATTGGAAAGAAATTGCTGTTGTCTTTATTGTCGGTTTTGTTTGTTGTCTTATGATTTACATAGGAAAAAAAAATCTTAAATATGGATACTAATGTAAAAGATGGTCAGACACTGGCAGATATTGCCATACAGGAATTTGGCTCGTTGGATGCTCTTGCAGACATCGCAATGATAAACGGAATGGCAATGACGGAAGTTCCTGATGCAGGTACTGTGTTACAGTTGCCGGATAAAATTTATGACCGCGTGATGCAGGAATATTGCAAAGTAAACAATGTGTCGCCGGCTACTGCCAGAGATCTGTCGGGTGTGAGACTTAGTATTTTTTCAGAACAATTCACAAAGCAATTCAAATGATATGGCACGTACTATTTCTGAGATAAAAAAGACAATGACGGATGCATTTATGGCTGACCAAACCGTACGCGAAAAATACAAGCTGTCATCTGAAGACACATTTAACAGTGCCTTTTCAAAAGTCAGTTTGGAAAATATACTGTTCTACATTGTGGCAGCCTGCTGCCATTTTATGGAAGTCATATTCGAAAAATACAGCAAAGATGTTGATGATAAAATCAGCAGCGCTGTTGTGGCAAGTGTGCCGTGGTATTGGAAAATATCAACAGGATTCCAATACGGCGATGCCCTGGTGTTTGACGAAGCAACACAGCAATATATATATGCAAATGAGGACGACTCGAAAAAAGTTGTCAAATATGCATCTGTCCGCGACCGTGGAACATCGGTAGAAATACTTGTGGCTGGTGATAATAACGGGCGTCCAGTGGCTCTTTCAACTGATATTTTATCAGCATTTGAAAACTATATGAACAGAGTCAAGATAGCAGGCGTAGTGCTTAATATATATTCGCGTGAGGCAGATAGCCTTATAATTAGCGCGAGTGTGACGGTTGATCCTCTGGTCATAGACAGAAACGGCGTTAAAATAAGTGACGGTACACGACCTGTAGAAACTGCGATAGACAATTATCTGAATAACATTGTGTATGGTGGTACGTTCAACAAGACAAAACTGGTAGATGCCATACAGAGCGTGGAAGGCGTTAGCGACGTGCTTCTTGGTGAGTGTCAGTATAAGACGGCTGACGATCAGAATTACAGCAGGATAAATGGTAATAATTATACAGCTGCCGGAGGATGCTTTGTCAGCTCCGGCTTGCGAAACTCCATAAGTTATGTGGTATCAATTTGACATATTCAAATTTGCGGTGCAATTAGTGCCGCCGATATTACGTTGCAAGATACTGATAGTGTTTTTGGACGTAATAACATTGCCGTTGCGATATATTTACAACAACTTTCTCAACCATAGAGAATTTGTCAATAAAAGGCTGAACATTACAGCTGGCGTACAGTATATCGAAAAAGCGCTTAACGATGTTTTTTTCTTGAAAAACAGAGAAATATACATTCTTAGCAACGAGTCGGATGGCATAATGTACTGGCATTATGAGAGCGAGGAGAAAGAGAAGATATACATGACGCTCGAAAACGAAGAGCAGCCGTTATACTTCCGATTTCAAGGCGAGGCAGACTACAAAGCCAGCTTCACTGTTTTTGTGCCAACTTTTTTGTGTACATCACTGGACGAGGAGGAAGATGAATATAACGGTGAAAATCTACGGACAATTGTCACTTGGTTGAATTATTACAAACCCGCTGGAAAAACTTACAGCATAGAATTATACGATTATGAAAACGCTTAAATTTAATGAGGGCGGACAGCCCGTGTTTCTTGACGACCTGAAGATGCTTCAGGATAACGGACTGGAGCCGTGGTCGCGGCTGGTGTCGGCGATCGCCGGCAGCGGGAACGCCTTTCTGCTGGAAAAACCGGAAGTGGATATTGTGGAGGCGTCGGAGGATGAGGGCACGACGACCTTTGTCCTGAAGGCGGGTACGCTTGTCGCCGGAGGAACCGTGGCGGACTGGGAGGACACACGGCTTACGATAGGTGACTGGGAAACGCCTATATATCTTGTCGTCCGCAGGGAGGAATTCGGCGCGCGCGTCTTTCAGGACGGTCAGACAAGGAACTGCATGGTAAGGACAACCGTCATCCCCACGCTTGACAGCAGCGGCGCGGAAGAGTACTACAGCCTGTATGACATGAAGACTCTCAGCGAGCTCCTGAAGGATTTTGTGGGACTGTCGGAAAACACGTGGAAGGATGTTCCCGTGACGTTCATGAACGGGTACGGCGGAAAGGTGATGTGCCAGGACAACGTCATGTACAGAAGGGTATATATCGACATAGAAAGCAAGAATGCCACCCTGACGGACGGGCAGATAGCCCTGTTCAACACCACGGAGCAGTATATGCGGTTTTTCAGAAGTCCGGCATGGGTGGCTGTCAAGGGAGACAAGAAGCTGAAGACGTTCGGTGTGCACGGATATGAGGGGATAGTGAGTGTGAGCAAGTCTTCTGATGACGGTGAGCAGGAGAGCCCCTCGGGTGTTCCGGTGAAAATCGTTTTTGAATTACCTAAATAAAAACATATGGCAACAATATATGAACTCCAGCAGCGCGCTGACGCGCTGCGCAAGAAAACGGAGACGGACAGCATAAATCCGGAGGAGGTCGGAGGCCTTCATGCCGACACGCTGTCGTTCATGGCTGAGCTGGTTCAGAACAAGTCCGCACTGGGCATAAGGAAAGCGTATGTGAGCAGGGCTGCCATGGAGGCTGACGTGAGTCCGGAAGGAACGGACGGCCTGCCCCTGCGTTTCGGGCAGCTGGTCATAATATATGACGCTTCTGACAGGAATGCGGCGGACAACGGGCTGACATTCGCATGGCAGGCTCCGGGATGGCTCGAGATAGGCAGGCTGTACCCGAACGAACTGACGGACGGCGTGCTCAGGAAACTCCGCGGCGAGCCGTCGGCGGTGACTGACAACATCCGCAACCCGTACACTTATCTCGGCAGTTTCAAGACGTGGACGGAAGTACAGGCGGAGCTTGACAAACTGCACAACACAGGAGGCAAGGACGGTACGGGGCAGCCTGACCAGACTAAGGTCGGCGAGTTCCGCGTGCAGCTTGACGGACGCAACCTGATAGTGAGGAACTGGGTGCAGAACTGGGCGACAGGCGTGTTCACGCAGACGGTGGAGGGCACAATACGATGGGACGGTGAGACGATGCAGCAGTCCTTGCAGACAAATACATATGAGAGAACATACAACGGTGGCAGCGGATGGGGAATATGGCAGACTGCCAGCTCGTCAGCCGCCGCAGTTATAGGATATAAGAATGCGGAAAGTGTGGAATATCTTCCTGATAATCCAGCGGAAGAAGAAAAAAGCGTTGGCTGGCTTATTGGTGATAATCTGTATGTTTATGTCGAATCTGGCGGGGATATAAAAGATGGCAAATATAAAAATATGGGTGCGTTCCGTGGACCTCAGGGCAGACAAGGTGCTTCAGCATATGAGGTTGCGTGGTCAGAAGGATTCCGTGGAAGTGAATCCGAATGGCTTGAAAGTCTTAAAGGAAAAGATGGCAAGGACGGCAAGGACGGTGTGTCCCTTGGCGAGATTGCCCTTGTGCAGGAGCTTGAAGAGTCCGACGGAAGTGACAGACGCGTTGTATCACAGAAGGCGGTATCTGAGGGCATACGTCAGGCAAACGAACTTATTGCTGAGACAAAAAGTCTGGTTAACACATATAGGGGAAAGGTTGTTCCGGTAACTGTAACATCCAATAGGAGATATACGGGTGATGTCGGTGAGAAACCTGTCACTGTCAGTGGAGCCGGATATTGCGTTACCACGGTTGACAGAGGAGACAATCTGTATGTGAGGTTCAATCCGTACAGTTCCACGGAGGTCAACGGATGGATTAAATATCTTGACGCTGAGGGGACGATTGTTGCCGTTGATTTCACCACAGGAACGTTCACGGACGGACTCCAGCGTGTGCCTTTGGAGTTTCCGGAGAACGCCACGCAGGCTATCATCAGCTCACATTCACAGGCGTCAGACCTTGTGGTATTCGAGGGCGACGGTATGCTTGACGCTCTTGAGACAGAGGAAAAGAATACTGTCGTGGGTGCTATCAATTCCGCGTTGGCTGACACTGCGGCATTGCGTGACATGACCCTGCGTACGGAGACCGTCACCGTGACCAAGGACGATTTTGACATGGAGCTTAATACCGGTTCGTTCAACATTGCGAAAGAAGATGAATTTCCTTGGCTGTTCAGTTCTGGATTCAGATGGAGTAAATGGTATGATGTTCAGGGGTTGGTGTCTTTCAGACTTACATGCGGAAGTAACGGCGGCAACGCACAGTTTAAACCGTTCTGCTTTTATGACAAAAATTATATAGCATTATATGCGGATAATTACCCCAAGCGAAATTTCCAGAACGTAGACGAAATGGAAATCACAATACCTGAGGGTGCGAAATGGCTTATTTTCAATGTTCTAAAAACAACCCTTGAGAATGATGGTTTCAAAGCGGAACTCACATGGAATAAAGATCGCGCAAATATTGCATCAAACGGTGATAAAATTGAAAACATAGATATTGTGGCATCTGTAAAAAAGGAAGATACAAGTATTTATGAATATGGTATTGGTTGGAAATTAGGCTATTCGACGATATCCAATAGTAATATGATGTATGAACCATGTGCTGTAGATGGCGTTTTGAGGCATTTTTACGCATATTTTCCGGTCTCCACTGGTGAATATGACAGTCTGTGGCTGTGTATTTATCAAAGAAAGGCTTATGGTGAGTCAGGTAGCGCTTTTGCCATGATACAAAGAGACCGTAGGAAACTATGCGCATATACAGAGCTAACATCGGCAGAAAGCGGGGGGAAATATGTCGATGTCGATACTGACATAGAAGTAAAAAAAGGAGACCTGTTTGCGTTGTGCTTTCTGAAATCGAATGGAATATTTGGCAACTTGTTTTATCCGTACGCATCAACAAGATATACAGATACAGCATGCACTACGCCTAATGCGCAGGGGTATGCCATCCAACCGTTAAAAAGTACTGTATACCAGCGTCCGGGTGCTTTTAAGGCAACCATAGAATATCATAAGAATCTTGACGGCATAATTGACGAGTTTACAGAAAATGCAGATAAGATAGAAAGCCATGACATAAGTATTGAACAGCTTCAACAAAGCGTCACTTCGTTGAATGACAAAGTCCAGAATGCAGGGGCTATAAATGATAATGTAATCTCTCCGGAATCGTCATACTCTTCAGAAAAGATAGAGGAAAGGATTGCTGAGATTCAGACTGCGAGTGCCAATGTTCAGGTTGTGAACGCTGAAGGTGACAGTCCGACAAACGCAATTTCACAACAACGCGCCACACTATCCCTTAGACAGCGGATAAAGGTATTCACGGATGTTGCATCAATGGTTGCCGATACAACTCTGACAAAAGGAATGTCATGCCAGACTCTGGGCTACTTCGACTCCGAGGATGGCGGTGCGGCATTATATGTCGTCAAGGATGGAGAACTCACGGAGGACGGCGGTTCGGTGATAGAGCTTTCAAATGGATTGTATGCGTGTCTTGTCGCAGATGAGGGGCATATCAATGTACTGCAATGGGGCTGGGCAAAAAATCCTGCAGAACCGACACTCAGGGATATCACCCAGACGTTGAACAACATCATGACATTTATAAGAACAACCAAACAGCAAGGACGCACCGCTCCAAGCATCATATATATTCCCAAGGGTATGTACTATCTTTCGGAAGCTGTGGGTCTTGGTGACAATATAAGGATTGAGGGACAGTCCGGAAGTGCATACAACGCGACTCCGGCAAACAGCGTGAGTATGATATACACCAATTTTCCGGGTGCGGTATTCACAGGCTCGCGTTTTTATCTGACACGGCTGACATTTTACGGAAAGTATCGCTCATCGTCCCCAGAGAATGACACCATGATAGCGCAGAGCCCCAAGGAGATAAGTTGGTGCACAATCAGCGGATATGACTATGTGTGCGACGGTCTTGTCTCAGTAGCTGAGATGTGTCATTGTGTGGCATGGATGATGTACAAGGGTGTTGTAAGGAGCAAGATAAATGACTCGTTCATACATCATAATTTGCTTACGGGCTCATGCTGGAACAATGTACAGAACTGTGCCACAACATGTATAACGCTCTCTGCCTGTGCCGCGGGTAACATATCCGACAATTATATAGATTTTTGGACTTACGGCATAAGAGGCGTAGTACAGATGATAAACATGGTCATAAAAGGCAACACAATAGACTACTGTGCTGTCGGGGTTCATGCTGAGGGCTGTGAAGGCTGTGTCATTGCAGACAACAACTTCTACCATATAAACAAGGCTACTACTAACGGCAGTGGTGTCATAGCAAGTTACCCGCAAGACAGTGCGTGGCGCACTACAGACTGGTGTTGCATAAATGTGGGAAGTACGGTAAAAAGCTTAGCCGCCATTGGAAATATCGCTTGTGGTTCTGACGTATTTATGAAAGGCGTAGCTGCGCAGGAATTGTATGCTTATGGAAATATGCTCCGTGGCATAGCTGCGGGAAAGAGATATTCCGAGGCTAATCTTGAGTCTACTGTATGCCATGTCGACAATGCGGATAATGTGTAACAAGTATCTATTTATAAAACAATAGCAAAAAAGAAAGGAGTAAATCATGAAGGAAAAAGTTATCAAATTCGTGACAGACAGATGGTTCGGCTTCGTGGCAGGACTGGTAATCGCAATGCTGTACATGTGGCAGGAGCAGAGCCTCGGCAGCGTCAACGCATGGATAATGGGTATCATCACGCCCATGCTCTTCGGAGCGTTCGCCGAGGTGGTGAGACATGTCACCACAGAGGACACGTACAAGTGGAAGAACCTGCTGTGGTGGCTCGCTGGAGCTGTCATAGGAGTAGTGGCGATGCTTGTGGTATAGGTGTCCCTTCCGCGCCGGGCGGAAGTAAAAAGCCCCGGCCTGTTAATATAGACGCCAATCATTTATTAACACAAACGCTACTGATGCGCGGCCGGGGCATATGTCCTCTGCCACATCAGTAGCGTTTTTATTTGTTATAAATGATTGGCGTGCAAATGTACTAAAAAATATTGAACATAAAATCAGAATGAATAAATATTATCAGATTTTGAATAAAATCCTCAATACGGGCAAGACGCAGACTAACAGGAAAGGCCGTATAAGGTATCTGTTGAACGAGAGGCTGACACTTGTTCCTGGTGACCTGCTCGACATTTTCGAAAGCCACGGAATAGCGCGCAGGAAAC